TCTTTGGACCGGAGCGGATGAGAGAGTAACTGGATTTCTCTCTTTCGCCTCATCTGACATCACGCGCGTACCTATGGCAGCTGTAGAAGACAAGGGAAGACTCTTCAGCTCTAGGTTTATCATGATCTCATCGAACAGCGCAAAACCAGAACCAGATGGTATCAAATGCAAAGAAGCCCTCTGGAATCGATTTGATGTCTACGCCAAAGTCAATCGCGAAGAAGATGAATTCTCATTTGAAGTGAGCGTTCTACGCAACACTGCCACCGTCTGGCAAAAACTCAATCTCGGCCAATTTCTCAAGTTTTGCGAATTCATGAGAAAGCAGAAGCGCGACAAAAGTGAAGCAATCACTAATCTGCCTGAAACATTCCGGAGACATATCGAGGCTGAAGAAGCTTTCGATCCGGCTATTGTCGCTCAACTCATCAAAACGCCACTCGCACCACGCGTTGCTACACGAGGCATCGTTCGCCCGGCTTTTCAGGTTGGATCAATCCCTGGAGACTACAATGAAGAATGGCTAGATTCCTCTGATAATGAAGAAGAAGAAAAACTTCCGACGCCAACCGGAGAAGAAACTATGGCGGCTCCATGCGATATGGAAGCACTTTTTGCAGATCTTGACTATTGCATTAAGACCAAAGCACCGGCTAAAAGACCAGCAACCATTGGACAGCTTATTGCTGAGGCTAATGTTGCTAGGGACCAACTCTTTGCTGCCAACATTCGGGATCTCAAAGCTCCTGAACAAAAACAACCACTCGCTGAATTCCTTTCACAGGAGCACCCGCGATTGCGCCCTCATTCGCCAATTCGCAATGGAGCTTTTGAGATTGAAACAATGAAGAAGAATCTCGCTGATCTCACTGCGCGCTGCAAGGCTCAAAGAAAAAAAGATCAAGAAGCAGTACAGTCGTTTTCAAATACGATTGGTCTCTATTTCATGGATGGGACTGATTGTGCCTGTCATGAATGCTGCTCAGTCGGGGCCTTCACTGGAATGTGGCATTGGCTCACTGGACAATCTGGACACTGCATCATGGAACCTGTCAAAGTCTCCCTGAAAGAGCACTACGATAAAGTTTTGTGTCCTGCAATTCTCGCCACCTACCCCTACTTGCTTGGGGCCATGGGACTCACTGCCATTGTACTCACACTTTGGTATTGCCTCTCAAATCAAAAAGAACAGAAAATCATTCTCGGAACTCTCCAGAACCTTGAATATGATCCGAACGATCCATCAACTTGGCACCTCTCACCGCGGAATCAAGCTCGCAATGCACGCAAAGATGCTCACGCCAACAAAATTGGCGCTGTCCGAATGAATGGAATCGGACCTGAAATTCCTGATGGCAACTCACTCCTCAAGAACCTTGTTACCATCACGTACTTGGTTGAGGGAACGAAAATGTCCTATTGCTCTGGACTTGTCTCTGGTGATTACCTCTTCACCACAGCTCATTCTCTCTCGAAGAAAATCATGCGCTATCAAATCACACGCGCTTGTCGACCTAGCCAACCTCATTTTGCTACTGTCGATCCTGCTGAAATTCATGTCTTTGGACAAAACAAAGAATTCGCTTGTCTGCGAATTTCTGGGCTGAGTGCCCCCACAATCATCGGTCGTCTCAACGAAAAAGAAGATCATCAACTTGCGTACGCTGTATCATTGCAGTGTGCCTCACACGTCGAAGACAACGACATTCACCTGGCTTCATTCATCATGCCAGCTGTTTTGCGCACAAAAGTCACGCTCGAGAACTCACCTATGCTCGACCTCTACAAATATGAACTCGAATCACGTCCGGGTTATTGTGGAAGTGGATTAGTCTGTCAAAAGACTGCTTCAATTGTCGGAATGCATATTGGTGGGATTGAAGGAACCATCGGGTACGCTCTGCCCATTGTCAGAAAAGAGTTCGTTGAAGCAATCGCTGCACTGGCCAAATCTGCACCAGCGGAACTTGCGTTGCCTTCAACAAGCAATACCTATCAATTCTCAGCTATGGCGTGCGTGCCGGACAACTATGAGTTGATCTCGCACCTCAAACGCAAAATTCATTTGCCAACGAAAACCAAGCTGCGCCCATCACTGCTCCATGGCACATTCCCTATCACAAAGGGACCGGCTCCGCTCAAGCCTGATGATGTAAGAATTGAGCCACAATTCCGGACCTCACTTATCCGAAGGGGATTGCTCAAGATGTCTCGACCGACATATTCATTCCCAACAAGTACCGCGCAACGCATTGTCAATCATATGTCAAAACGCTACGCGCGTGGTGCTTACAATGATGAAATTCACTTTGGGTCTTTTACTGTAGAAGAACTCATTCGTGGAAAACCCGGTGTCCCTGGATACAAGCACATGATCTACACGACGTCAGATGGACAACCCTACGTCGTAAATGGAACGCCACTCTTTGAAGGAACACCACCTGTACTCACCAAATTTGGACAGGCTGAATTTGATCGCATTGATGGAATGCTGGATCAAGGTGAAGCACCCGATTTTTACTTCGCTGCTTACCTCAAGGACGAACTCAGATCTTTTGAAAAGATCAAAGCTGGAAAAACGCGCCTCTTCATGGCTGGAAGTAAAATGGCCACACTCATCGCTCGCAAGTATTATTTCGATTTTCTTGCCTTCTTGCATCGCAATCATCTCAATGCATCATCAGCTGTTGGAACTGATTCACTTGGCTATGATTGGACCCGGCTCTACAACGACCTGGCTTCAACCTCATCTCATGGCTTCGCTGGAGACTTCTCTGATTGGGACGGATCACTCTTTCCACAACTCTTTGAAATTCTCGCCGCTGTTATCAACAACTACTACTACGACGACTCTAAGCATCATCAACACCGCAATCTCATCATGTCAGAATTCATCTACACAAAGCTCATCATCGGAAATGAAGTGCTGCGAAAATCACATGGTTTACCAAGTGGATGTTTCGGCACAGCTGAATTCAACACACTCATCAATGAAATCATCACACTCTATGCGTTTGATCAACTCGCTCGCATTCATCTGAAAGGATATGATGGAGATTTGGACTGCTATGAAATGGGAGTCCGCTCATTCTTCTATGGCGATGACAACATCCACTCAGTCGCCCCTGAATACTGCTGGTTCAATCCAGCCAACATCGCCAGTGTGCTTAAAGAAGTCGGCTTCAATCTCACCTTTGCCGATAAGAAAGCATGCGACGCACTCTACACGAAGGAGCAACATGAGGATAACGAATTTCTCATCTCCGAAGGGTGCCTTCAATCAATTGACGAGCTCACTTTCCTCAAATGTGGGTTCAAATCATCTGATGGTTACGTCATGCCTATCATGGACAAGGATACCATTCACAGTATGGTTATGTGGAAGAAGGATGTCGATTTCCTCCAGGGACAACTTTATGAACAAGTAGTCTTTGAAAATGCCTGCAGATTTGCCGCATTCCATGGAGAAGAGTTCTATGTGAGCTACACGAAAGCTTGTCGGGCCAAATTGCCTAAGCTTACCGTCATTGGACATAACGTCGCGCTAACAGAATGGCGCACTGCATGTCTCGCTCAAAAGCGCAACTTTTTCAATCGATCATTGTTGTGCCCACTCAAATCTGAGGTTGGTGTAACCGTCGGCAGTACTGACAAAACACCTCTCTCTCGACCTGAACACACGAACCGGCGAATCATTGGGCAATCTCTTGCCCCACTTCGGCAGTCTGCCAATACTGTCAAGCGTATCACTCTGGCTCGGCCTCCCGTGGCTCAAAAACAATCGGGACTCATGAACACCATGTCACACTCATCCAATGCAACCTCATCCGGCTCTGGTTTCCATATCGAGGCGTCTTCTGCGCCAACAGACGGTTCCAGTGTCATCCAAAACGAACAAACTGTCCACGTGCTCGATTCCATCGTCGTGCCACAAACTGACAAGCCTGCTCCCGTTCAATCAACCGGGGAGCTGGCCGATGCTGTCTACGATCAAGAAGACCGCACTCTTGGAACACAAATGGGAAAAGATGTTCCGCTGGCCATTCTCAATTGGCCTGCAACTGCTGTCGAAGGTGATGTGCTCGCTTGCTATGCAATTCCGCAAATTTTTCA